CAACCTGCTGGCCGCGCTGACCACCAACGACGTGGCCAGCTGGCAGGCAGACGGCCTGCACGTCAACGCCAGCACCGAGACCGGGCTGGCCACCGTGCGCGCCCGCAGCCGTGACGCCTCGCTCAACAACCCGTTTGCGCGGCGCTTCCTGGGCATGGTCTCCAGCAACATCCTCGGCCCGCACGGCGTGCGCTACCAGAGCCGCGTGCGCAGCACCGGCGGCACGCTCAAAGCTGGCCCGAACGATGCGCTCGAGGCTGCCTGGGCCGCCTGGAGTTCGGTGGGCGTGTGCGACGTCACCGGCCGCTACACCTGGCGCGATCTGCAGCGCCTGGCCCTGCGGCATGCGGCCGTCGACGGCGAGTGCTTCGTGCGTGTGCTGCCCGGCCGCGGCCCGCATCGCTTCCAGGTGCAGCTGCTGCCCGCCGAGGTGGTGCCGCTGACGGCGCGCATGGACATGGCCGGCGGCGTCAAGGTGCGCCAGGGCATCGAGGTGGACGGCAACGGCCGCGTGCTGGCCTACCACCTGCGCAACGATGATCCGACCACCAGCACGCTGGGCGTGGCTGAGGCCATCGGCGGCGTGCGCGGCCTCACTCGTGTGCCGGCGTCCGAGATCCTGCACCTGATGCTGCCCGAGCAGGTGGGCCAGCTGCGCGGCATCCCCTGGATGGCCGCGGCGCTCAAGCCCATGTACCAGGCGCAGGACTTTGCCACCGCCGGCCTGAACAAGGCGCGCGAGAGCGCCAAGCGCGGCGGCTGGCTCAAGCCCAGCCTGGAAGCGCCGCCGCCCGAGGCCGGCTCGCTGGCCGATGGCCAGGACGCGCAGGGCAACAGCTACCAGAGCCTGCACGACGGCACCTGGGAGCAGCTGCCCGCCGGCATGGATGCCATGCCGTTCGAGAGCGACTACCCCAACATCGAGTACGGGCAGTTCATCAAGGACTGCACGCGCCAGATCAGCAGCGCGCTCGACGTCGCCTACATCACGCTGGGCAACGATCTGGAGGCCGTCAACTACTCCAGCGGCCAGCTCGGCCTGGAGGGTGAGCGCACCATGTGGCTGAGCCTGCAGGGCTGGCTGACCGATCACCTGTGCGCCGTCGTGCACCGCCGCTGGCTCAACTACGCGCTGGTGGCCGCGCCCGAGCTGGTCGGCCTGAGCTTCGACCGGCTGGAGACCTACGCCGCGGGCGCCCGCTGGCAGGCCCACCGCTGGCAGCCCATCGACCCGCTGAAAACCATCGAGGCCCAGCGCTCGCGCATCGAGGCGCGGCTCACCAGCCCGCAGCGCGTCATCACCGAGATGGGCGACGACCCCGACGAGGTGATCGCCGAGCTGCGCGAGTGGGAAGACAAGACCGCCGGCCTTGCGCCAGCGCCCACCGCCGCACCCGCGCCGGCTGCATCGGCAGCTGCAGCGCGCCTGCAACTCATCGCCAGCCGTTCGGCTGAGTGAGGCACACCACCATGACCACGACCACCCGCGAAGCCATCCCCGCCGACGTGCGCCAGGCCACGGCCACGCGCCAGCAGCGCGCCGTGCGCTACCAGCGCGACACCATCGACGTCGAAGCACGCACCGTCGAGCTCGCGTTCGCCAGCGAGGTCGCGTACCAGCGCTGGTGGGGCGCCGAGATCCTGGACATGTCGCCGGGCAGCGTCGACCTCACGCGCCTGAACGGCGCGCATCCGCTGCTGCTCAACCACGACCCCGACCAGCAGATCGGCGTCATCGAGCGCGCCTGGCTGGACGCCGACCGCAAAGCCCGCGCCGTGGTGCGCTTCTCGCGCTCCGCGCTGGGCCAGGAGGTGTTCCAGGACGTGCAAGACGGCATCCGCGAGCTGGTCTCGGTGGGCTACTCCATCGACGACATGGTGCTCGAAAGCCGCAACGGCGATGACGCCACCTACCGAGTTACCCGCTGGACCCCCTACGAGGTGTCCATCGTTTCTGTCCCTGCCGACGCCTCAGTGGGCGTTGGCCGTTCCCTGGCCGCCGAGGCCCCTGCAACCGCTCAACCCTTGGAGAAACCCACCATGAGCGATACCACCACCGCCGCCCCGGCCGCCACCCAGCAGCCGGACATCCGCGTGATCGCCAATGAGGCCATCAACACCGAGCGCCAGCGCACCGCGGCCATCCGCGCCATGGGCCAAGCCCACGGCCTGGCAGATGCCGCCGACGCCGCCATTGCCGGCGGCCAGACGGTTGACCAGTTCCGCGCCACCGTGCTCGAGAAGCTGGAAGCCGCCGGCAAGATCACCCCGGCCGTCAGCCCGGTGGTCGGCCTGAGCGAGGGCGAGAAGCGCCGCTACAGCGTGGCCAACCTGATGTACGCGCTGCTCGAGCCGAACGACAAGGAAGCCCAGCGCCGCGCCGGCATGGAGATCGAGGCATCCATCGCCGCCCGCAAGCTGCGCCCGCTCGACGAGAGCGGCCTGCACGCCAGCCACCGCGCCATGGGCTACACCGTGCCGGTCGACATCATGCAGGGGCCGATCAGCAACGACATGGCCCAGGCCCGTGCGCTGATGCAGCGCCTGATGCAGCGTGACCTCTCGGTCGGCACCGCCAACGCCGGCGGCAACCTGGTGGCCACCGACCTGCTGGCCGCCAGCTTCATCGACCTGCTGCGCAACCGCATGGTGCTGGCCGGCCTGGGCGCCACGGTGCTCGACGGCCTGACCGGCAACGTGGCCATCCCGTCGCAGACCGCTGGCGCGTCCACCTACTGGGTGGCTGAAGCCACGGCCGTCACCGAAAGCCAGGCCGTGTTCGGCCAGGTCACGATGACGCCCAAGACGGTCGGCATGTTCACCGACTACAGCCGCAAGACCCTGCTGCAGACCACGCCGGCCATCGAGGCCCTGGTGCGCGCCGATCTGGCCAGCGGCATCGCGGTGGAAATCGACCGCGTCGGCCTGGCCGGCAGCGGCTCGGGCGCAGAGCCTACCGGCATCATCAACACCGGCGGCATCGGCGCGGTGGCCGGCGGCACCAACGGCGCGGCCCCCACCTACGCCAACATGGTGGCGCTGGAGGAGGCGGTCAGCATCGCCAACGCCGACATGGGCGCGCTGGCCTACGTGACCAACGCCAAGATGCGCGCGCAGCTGAAGACCACCCAAGTGTTTGCGTCCACCAACGGCATGCCGGTGTGGCAGGGCAACGAGGTGAACGGCTACCGCGCCGCGGTCACCAACGGCATGCCCAGCACGCTGACCAAGGGCTCCAGCTCGGGCGTCTGCTCGGCCATCGCGTTCGGCAACTTCGCCGACCTGCTGATGGGCTTCTGGTCGGGCCTGGACCTGATCCTGGACCCGTATGCGCTGGCCACCGCCGGCGGCCGCCGCATCGTGGCGCTGCAGGACTGCGACGTCAAGGTGCGCCGTGCTGGCAGCTTCGCCGCGATGCTGGACGCCCTGCGCACCTGATGAGGTAGCGCCCGCCCCGCCGGCCGCTGTGGCCGGCGGGTCCTCCACCCTCAACCCATCACCCCATGAAGATCCTCATCATTCAAGACACGTTCGCGCCCAGCATGGACGGCCCGCAGTTCCTGCCGGCCAACAGCTTCGCAGACGTCGACAAGGACGGCGCCGGCGCCATCGTGCAAGCCGGCAAGGCCCTGTATGTCGAGCCCAAGGACGACCCCACGCGCGCCAAGCAGTACACCGCGCCGGAGAGCCGCGTCAAAGCGCTGATCGACGCGCTGAAGGCCGAGCAGAAGGCCGCCAAGGCTTGACGGGTGCGCCATGGAATTCGTCGAAGACCTCACCCCGTTTTTCGCCCAATTCGGCGATGCCGGCACGCTCTCGGGCGTGTCGGTGCGGGGCATCTTCGACGCGGCCGGCACCGCGCAGCTGGGCATCACCAGTGCCGAGCCGCAGTTCCAGCTGCCCTCGGCCAGCGTGCCCGCTGCGATCTTCGACGCCACGCTCATCATCCCGGCCGGCACCTTCAAGGTGCGCGAGGCCATCCCTGACGGCACCGGCCTCACGCTGCTGGTGCTGACCAAGGTGAGCTGATGGCCACCGCCTTCAAGACCGTGCAGGACGCCATCGTCACGGCGCTGCTCAATTCTCCGCAGATCACCGGCGCCCGGGTCTACACCGGCCGCGCCAGGCCGATGCCCGAGGAGCACGCCAACGACATCAGCGTGAGCCTGGAGAGCATGACCGGCCAGCAGTTTGCGCTGGGTAGCGGGCCGGTGCTCTGGGAGGTGGTCTACGGCCTGGAGATCCGCGCGCGGGGCAGTTCCAGCGTGGATGCTGTCGCAGCTGTCGATCCGCTGCTCGAGGATCTGTACGAGCGCATCCTGGCCACCGCCACGCCCGCCGGCGTGGAGGGCTGGGCCATCACCCCACGCATCCGCGTGGATGTCGACGAGGCATCCACCCCCATCGCCAGCCTGCAGCTGGGCCTCAACGTGCGCCTGCGCACCGAGCCCGGCACCTTGACCCTGGCCGCCTGACACCACGACCGAACCCCGGAGACCACCACCATGGCCCGCTTCCTGCGAAACACCGTCCTGCTCGCCAAGGTGGAGACCACCACCGGCACCGACTCCACGCCCACCGGCTCGGCCAACGCCATGCTGGTGTCGGACATCAGCATCAACCCGCTGCAGGCCGCCAACGTCAACCGCGACCTGGTGCGCGGCTTCTACGGCAGCAGCGACCAGCTGGTCGGCACCGCCAGCATCGAGGTGAGCTTCACTGTCGAGCTGGCCGGCAGCGGCACCGCCACCACGGCGCCCAAGTGGGGCGCGCTGCTGCTGGCCTGCGGTTTCGCCGAGACGGTGCAGACCGCCAGCGTCGACTACCTGCCCATCAGCACGTTCGGCAACGGCACCAGCGCCACGATCTACTACTACCTGGACGGCCAGCTGCACAAGCTGCTCGGCGCTCGCGGCACGTTCTCCATCGAGATGGGCGTCGGCGAGCGGCCGGTGATGCGCTTCCGTATGGTCGGCAAGGACGGCGGCCTCACCGCGGCCACCAACGCCACGCCCACCACCACCGGCTTCCGCACGCCGCTGGTCATCACGGACGCCAACACCGAGGGCCTGCGCCTGGGTGCGGTGACCTACACCACCGCCACCGGCGTCGTGGCTGCCGGCACGGTGTACACCAGCCGCGGCCTGCGCCTGGACGTGGGCAACAACGTGACCTTCCAGCCGCTGCTCGGCGCCGAGACGGTCGAGATCACGCAGCGCGAGGTCACCGGCTCCATCAGCCTGGACCTGACCGCCGCCCAGGCCGTCACGTTCATGACCGACGTGAAGGCCAACACCACCACCGCGCTGGGCTTCACGCACGGCACCGCGGCCGGCAACACCATCGTGATCCACGCGCCTGTGGTGCAGCGCATCGACCCGGGCGTCGAGGACTTCAACGGCCAGGCCATGCACACCTACAACCTGCGCCTGGTGCCCAGTTCGGGCAACGACGAGCTGCGCATCGTCTCGCGTTGATCGCATTCAGCCTGGTCCGCGCCATGTTCAGCATCGTCCCCAATCCCACGTTCACCACCACCGTGCGCCTGAGCGTGCCCGGCAGCGATGTCGGTGCGCCGCTCACCATCACCTGGCGACACAAGGGCGCGCGCGCGCTGGCTGCGTGGCTGGGCAGCGCTGCCGATCGCACCGACGACGCTGCGTTCCTGGGTGAGGTGATCGCCGACTGGCAGGGCGTGCACGGTGCCGAAGGCGCCGCGGTGCCCTACAGCGCCGAGAGCCTGGCCGTGCTGCTGGACGCCTTCCCATCCGCCGGCCAGGAGCTGGTGCGCCACTACCGGCACGAGCTTGCGGATGCACGCGCAAAAAACTGAGG